TCTGCGCTTGCTGCTGCGTGTGAAGTGTCTCAAGAAGATCAATCATCTTCTGCCTCGTAGCATCATCCAAGGACATAAGCATTTGCGCCGCACCAATGACCTCGCTGGGCAACCGCCCAGCGGGGCTTTTTTTGTCTTCGTAGCCCATGAGATCGTAGACGGAAGCGTTCCAATGCTCAGCCAGCCGGACAAGGGTACTGAAAGGCGGCTCGGTCGTACCGGCCTCGTATTTTGAATAAGTGCTTCGGTCGATTCCCAGCCAGTTTGCAACGTCGGTTTGCTTTTCTTTGTTCAGCTGGCGGTACTTTTTGAAGTTTCTCATAGACATCACCTGCTTTCATTATAGTGAAAAAAAATCACAAGTAAATATTAGGTGAAGAATTTGCGCAAAAATATCTTGACAATTGAAGATTCTTCACCTATACTAATTCATGTGAAGAAACTCCACGCGAACGGAGGTGATAGAAATGAGAGCCTTTTTCAAGGCGCACTGGTTAACCATCGTTCTATCAGCGGCAACAACCATTGTGGTGCGCTTACTACTAGGGTGGTAACGAATGAAACAAGGATTGGGAGCCACACGCTTGTAAGCCGCATACGCCGCCGTTCTTGCTTTTGATGCCTCTTGTTATCCTGCACCGCGATTTTCCCGAGCTCTGTCAGCTGGTACGCTTCCGGATCTCTGCCGTCGCCGATCAGATAGGACGTATTCGGCAATGGCCGCCGATGCGCAGGGGCTTGTGACTGCGAGTACTGCTGCTTGGCAAGCCGCTTCACCCGAAGCGGGACAGCCTCAACGCGCGGGAGCTTCTTCGAAATCGTCTCGATGTCGGCTTTGCCGCAGGACTGGACGAACTCCAGTATTTTAACGTCACATTCCGGGAGTTCCTGCGATTCATCATTTTTGTTCATTAAGTTCACTTCCTTCGCCTGCATCTTATCACACGGGCGAAGGGAAGTCAAAAGGAGGGATATCTACGAAAGGTTTGGCTTATATGCGCAAACGCGCGAATCTCAAGCAATTTGAGCTTGCCGATCTGCTCAAGGTCGAACGCAGCACGATTGCAAAGTGGGAGTCCGGCGCGGCCTTCCCGCGTGCATCTCAGCTGCCGGACTTGGCGGCGGCGCTGCACTGCACCATCGACGAGCTCTACCAGCCGCCGGAAGAATCTGCTTAGGGTGTATCTGAAAACTCCCAACACACCCGGGCAGCGGGCCTTTTTACGCTGCGCCGCACCATTTTTCCTTGAAATACGTCA